TATCAACGGCCCAAGCGCAATTAGCCCGTTTGTATATCAGGCAACACGCGCTTTAACGACCCTGACTATGGACGCGAGGCTGTAATGGCAGACTATCAACTCACAGCCACCGATGTCGTCATCCGCACCGCCGATCAGGCGTTCATTCCGAACGATCCAGCCAACCGTGATCGTGCGGAGTACGAACAATGGCTCGCTGACGGTGGCGTGCCCGATCCCTATGTGCCGCCGCCAACCAAAAAGGAATGAACACCGCGCATGCCGGTCGAGGTAACGGGCAAGGTCGCCAGCAGCGCCATCGAGGCGATGAAATCTACGCCGCTGGCGATTGCGCTGCTCATCGTCAACGTCGGCTTTCTGGGTCTGGCAGCTTATGTGCTTGGCGAAATTTCAAACAACGTCACTGAACGCAGCAAGACGCAGCTTGAACTCATCAGCAAGCTGGTGACGGACATCCGCGATTGTCGGCAAGGGCCAAACGGCAACGGCAAATCAATGCTGTTTAAGGAAGTTATCGGAAGGGCGCTACCATGACGCTCAACGTTGTCGGCAAGGTGTCTTGGTTCGGCGGCCCGACCGACATGGGGGTTACGCCCGATGAAGGGCTTGCCTTCATCTATGACATTTACACGGCGCCGCATCTGTTTCTGGCGGTGCAGCCGGAAGGCACCAGCGGGCTGGCGCGCCGCCTCAATAGTTCGGTGCCGTTCATCGCGATGCGCTGGAACTACGACGAATTCCCCAAAACGATGCTGGCCAGCATGGACTACGTCGCGCTTGTGCGCGCGCCCGGCACCGACCGGCAATTCCTTGCATGGCCGGCGGACTGGGGACCGAACGAAAACACCGGCCGCGTTGCCGACATCAGCCTTGGCCTGATGGAATACCTTGGCATCGAAACCGATGACGAAGTCGAAGTTATTTTTCCTTTCGTCAGAACGCAGGAGGAGGTCGCATGAAAACGGTTCTCTGTGCGCTGGCCGCCATCATGGTGTTGCTGGCGGCGATTACGGCCGCCGATGCCAAACGCCATCACGTTGTCATTCACAAGCGGGCGCCGTCGCAGCAACCCGCAAACGTCACCATCGCCGCCATCCCGGTGGTTGGCATGTTCTACGATCTGGCGCGCCGCACCGATTGCCGTGGCGACGTGCTGGGCGCTGGCGGTCCCGGCTTTGATTCCCCGATCACGCCGGCGACCGGCAACGTGATGATCCCGGCGACACAACGCAGCAAGTGCATGCCGCAACCAAAGGAGCACTACCATGATTGAAGGTGTCATATATGGACTGATTTATATTTGCCTGCTCGCACTCGCGATATACTTGATCCTTTGGGTGCTAGGCACCGTTGTCGGCATCGCGCTGCCGCCGAAGGTGGTGCAAATCATCTGGGTCATTTTCATTTTGGTGTGCGTCCTCATCCTTGTGCAGATGGTGCTGCCACGCGCCGGCTTTCGACTGGGGGGACTTAGAACCATGCTGCCGTTGCTCGTATGATAAGCAAAACGTTCTGAGGTGTCAGTGATGCCATATCCAACCGCGCAAACGCTCGGTGATCTGATGGCGCAAAGCATGTACTCGTCGTCGGCGGGAACGCCGTCGCCGGGCGTGCCAACGGTTTACGGCGCCGGGATGCCAGCGCTGATGCCCAACGCGCCGCTGCCGCTGCGACCGCAACAACCTCTGATGCAGCCAAACATGCCGGTAGACCAGATGGACCGATTGCCGCCCGCCAGTCCTTACTACGACCGTAATGCAATCCAGCCAAACGACATCATGCGGCAATACTTCGATCTACGGAATTTAACCCAAGAGAGAATCTAGGAGGCCAGCATGGCATTCCCTCCACCGAAAACGCCGCCGGGCGTCAAGATCATCCCGAACGCGCCGCTCTATCCGCCCAGCCCATCCGACACGCAAGCCGCGTCACCGGGGCCGCAGGCGAGCGGGCCACTGCCGCCACCGGGTCCACCGCCGGGTCCGCCGCCGCAGATGTCGAACACGCAGGACGCCTACACGCATCATTCATCGCCGGCGCCCGGCATGGTGCAGCAACAGGCGCCGGTGGCACCGCCGCCGCGCAGCGCTGCGTCGCGTCCGATGACCGGCGGCCCGCCGAAAAAGGTGGTGGTGCCACAGCATGTCACCAAGCATTCCAACCCGGTCGGGCGACCGAAGGGATAGCGAAGTGAGTGCGCGCCATCTGGTCCTGCTCAAACGCAAACGGGCGATCCTCAAAGCGCGGGATAGCCTGATTGATTTTACCTGTTTAATGATGCCGGACCCGGAAAATTCCGACGACGCGACCTATTCGGTTTACACGCCGCAGAAATTTCACCGCGTCATCGGCGTGGCGTTGGAGGAGGTGGAAAAAGGGAAAATCCGCCGCCTGAAAATTTCCATCATGCCGCGCGCCGGCAAGACCACACTGGCGTCGAATATGTATCCGGCGTGGTACATCGGCCGCCATCCCGAACGCTCGATCATCGTCGCCACCTATAATGAGCATTACAGTTGGGACTTGGGCCGCAAGATTCGCGACATTATGCAGACGCCGCAATACAAGCAGGTGTTTCCCAAGGTCGAAATCAAAAAGAAATCAGCCGCCGTCAACCGCATCGAAACCACCGAAGGCGGCGTTGTGTTCTGCGTCGGTCGCGGCTCGGCTATCACCGGGCGCGGCGCGCATACGATCCTGCTCGACGATCCAATCAAGGACCGCAAGGAAGCCGACTCGCTGCTCATCCGCGACAATCTTTGGCAATGGTACAACCAAGTCTTGAAAACCCGCCTGATGAACAAGGGCGGCACCATCACCATGATTCAAACGCGGTGGAGCGAGGACGATCTGGTCGGCCGGCTCACCGATCCCCTTAACCCGTACTACAACCATGAAGAAGCAACGCGCTGGCGCTCCATCGACCTGCCGGCGCTGGCGGACGACAATGATGTACTGGGACGCGCGCCCGGTGAGGCGTTGTGGCCGGAACGCTTTGATGAAAAATATCTGGAAGAAATCCGCGCCTCCGATCCGCGCGGCTTCATGGCGCTCTATCAGGGCCAGCCGTCACCGCGCGACGGTGCATTTTTCCAAGCCAAGGATTTGGTCGGCTACAATTCCATGCGTGACCTGCCGGCGTTCGACGAAATGCGCTTCTACGGCGCCTCCGATCACGCGGTGACGTTGAACAAGCAGGGCGACAAATCCTGCCTGATGGTGGTGGGCGTCGATGTCGCCGATAATGTCTGGATCATGCCTGACGTAGTGTGGATGCGGGTGGACAGCCACACCGCCGTCGAAGGCATGCTGCTGCTGATTGAGAAATACAAACCGCAATTCTGGTGGGCGGAAGCCGGCGCTATCACCAAGTCAATCGGGCCTTTCTTACGCAAGCGCATGCTGGAAAAGCGCGTGTTCTGCGCCATGGACCCGATTGCGCCGGCGGTTGACAAGACGCAGCGCGCGCAAGCCATCCAAGCGCGCAGCGCCATGAAAATGGTTCACTTCCCGGTGTTCTGCCGCTGGTGGGCAGAGGCGCAGGACCAGATTTTGAAATTTCCCATGGGCGCCAAGGACGATTTTGTCGATACCCTGTCGCTGGTCGGTCTGGGTCTGGCCAAGATGCGACCGCGCAACCGCCAGAAGCCGGAAAAACCAATGGCGCAAGAGGGGACATTCCGCGCCTTGTGGGCACAGACCAAAAAGCAAGAGGGGCTTGATCGCGTCAAAAGGAACCTCGACGGATGGCTATAGACCCGAACGCACCGCTCGACGGCGTGACGCCGGATGAAAGCGCCGTCAATCCGCTGGAAGCCGTGGTGCTTGCGGCAGAGAAAGATCACATTCCGCGCGACGCGCCCGACCCATCCGACCAGCGCAAGGCGCTGGTGGCGGCATGGACCGGCCGCGTCAAGGCCGCCAAGACGCACTGGGAAAAAGCTTTCAAGCGCATGCTCGACGACCAAGACTTTGCCTTTGGTCATCAGTGGTCGCGCGACGACACCGACAAGCGCTATAAGGCCAATTTGACGCTGCGGCTGGTCGCGCAAAAAACCGCGTTCCTGTACGCAAAAAATCCCAAGGCAGTGGCCAAGCGGCGTGAACGCATGAACGCGACGGTGTGGGATGAATCGCAATCGACGCTGCAATCGCTGATGGCGTCGGGCGCGCAGATGGTGCAGCAGGCGCAGATGACCGGCTCCGGCATGACGCCGCAGATGCTGGGCGCGGCGCAGGGCGCCATGGCGGTGATGCAGGACGCGGCGCGCGTCAAGGCCGAAAACGCCATGCTCGACAAGCTCGGAAAAACCTTGGAGCTATTGTATTCCTATAATGTTTCCGACCAGCCGCACCCGTTCAAGTCGATGATGAAGCTTGTCGTGCGGCGCACCATCACCACCGGCGTCGGCTATGTAAAGCTCGGCTTTGAGCGGGTGATGGAAAAGCGCCCCGATCTGGAAAAGGGCATTGCGGATGCCTCCGAACGCCTTGCCACCATGGAACGGCTGGCCGCCGACATCGCCGACGACATTAGCGAACCCGACAGCAAGGAAGCCGAACAGTTGCGGCTGATGATTAACGACATGGCGAAGGAGTCGGAATTCGTCGCGCGCGAAGGTCTGACCTTTGATTATCCGCTCTCCACCAACATCATCCCCGACACCAAGACCATCGAGCTACGCAATTTCCTTGGCAGCGACTGGGTGTGCGAGCAGTTCATGCTCACGCCCAACGAAATTGAAGAAATCTACGGCGTCGATGTCGG